GTCCTGAAGATTTCAGAGAAAAGCATCTGCGATAAATACGATGAGATGCTGCGATACGTGATGAGCATAGCAAAGGGAAAGAGCGGGAGCCATGTGGCCGGAATCAGCGCGGTCGCCCTGGCCGATGCCATGATAGATACCTGGTTCTTTGATAGCCAGGATGCACCGGAGCCCGAAGCGGATCCGAAAAAGGAAGAAGGGAAAGACGATGAAAAGCAGATAACAATCAACCAGGAGTCCTGGGACAGAGCCAAGAGGATGGCAGCGTCCATCCTTCAGGAACAGATCGCAGCAGCATCCGGAGACGTAAACGAAAACGCCGTGCAGTTCATCACCGACTGGGTAATCTCAAACAAGGCATACTTCGGAGAGAAAGCCATCGGAACATGCCTCGGTACCATGAGCGAGTCCGGAAACGTGGCGTACATCTTCCCATCAACACTGAACCAGGCGCTGACCAAAGCAGGGTACAGTCCAAGGAAGACACTCAAATACATGGCAGACAACGGATTGATCACGGTCAAGGATGGCGGCGAAAATTCCACCATGAAACGATTCGATGGAAGGGTATGCAGGTTTATAGAATTCAATATCGGGAAAGAGAGCCAGTCCGATGGAGATGACATCGAGGCCATGGCAGATGAAGCAGAAGAAAAATACCACCAGGAATCGATGACCGATAAGGACGGATTCATGAGCATACCGGAAGGCATGGAAGATGAGCTGCCATTTAAGTAGATCGCGCAAAATTTATCCCCAAAGCGTAACCACTCAAATTAGTGGTTACGCGAGTGGTTACGCGAGTGGTTACACCGAAATGCAGAGCTGGCGCGGGTTTTAGAGCTTTGTAACCACTGTAACCACTAAAAACCACTTATTTATTGTTTCGTGGGAAATTTTGCACACGATGCACGAAAAACGCGCAACACATGCAAAATTCTATAAAAACACGGTATGTATTAAAAAAAAGTGGTTACAGTGGTTACACCCAGCACAACCCACGTAAAATCAGGGCTCGCAGCGTAACCACTTCAAAAAACGCTCAGTGGTTACAGAAAGGAGTGGTTACAACGGAATTAGACCTAAAAAAACTGAACCAGGACATCGCAACCCTGCGTAAAAACAGGGAAAACGTGCCGCTGGAACTCCTGAAAACCAAATATAAAAAGCCTTATGCAAAATTGAAAGAGGAAATCCGTGCACAATTTGAGATTTACATGAAACACATCATCGTGCTCGGAATTTTGAAAACCGGTCCGGATCTAACCGGAGCGAAAGCCAGAAGCATGGTCGATCAGATTCAGAAAATCATCGATGAGGAAAAGGCAGCAGGGCACCAGAAGGAAGTCACGCGTGCAGTATTTGAAGAATTCAATCTGACAAAAGCAGAGAACCTGGCCTGCGGATATTACACAGACCGAGTCAAGTATGAAATATACGCGCCATACTGGCTGGAGCACATCCACCAGGAACCGGACGGAAAAGTGACAAGCGATCTGCTGCCAGGCATGACATGGCACCCGGAAGCGGGCGTGTGGGTTTCCTTTTCAGAGCCATCGTTCACTTTGATGATGCCGCCCACCCAGGCAGGAATCGATGCGCAGCATAAGGAAGACACGGAGAGATTCAAAAAATATTTGAAAGAGGTGAGGCAGGAATGAGCTACCAGGGAAACAACCCGGAAGGATATCCGGATCCGACAGCCAACCAGGCAGTAGGAATCGTATCCAGGGAAGAAAAGGAAGCTGCGAAAGCAAAGAAGCGGGCAACCAGGGAGTATGACATCAGAGCAGCCATGAAAGCAATCAGAGCAATCGCCGGAGCATACGGACTGACGATCGAGAACAGAATCACATTCAAAGACAAAGAAACGGAGGAAATATTCAGATGACCAACAAGGAAAGATTTATCGAATTATTAAGAAGCACCAAGAGAGAAGGAATCGAGAAGCTCATCGACTTCCTGGAGAAGACCGACTTCTTCACAGCACCGGCATCAACCAGATTCCACTCCAGCTACGAAGGAGGACTGCTGCAGCATTCGCTCAATGTTTACGACTGCCTGGCTGGCCTTGGAACCACGACCGGAGATGTTCAGGAATTCCAGACTGCAGGCATGAGATTAGACTCCATCCCGCAGGAATCCATCATCATCGTGGCGCTGCTCCATGACCTCTGCAAGGTGAACTTTTACGCCACAGAGATGCGCTGGCGCAAGGATGCCAATAACAAGTGGGAGCAGTACCCGGTATACGCGGTCAACGACAGAAACCCATACGGCCACGGAGAAAAATCAGTCATGATGGCATCAGAGTTTATCCATCTGACCATGGAGGAACGATACGCAATCAGATGGCACATGGGAATGAGTGAAGCCAATATCATCCAGACATACTGCCAGGCCGCAGAGAAATACCCGCTGGTATTATTCACACACATGGCAGACCAGATGGCCACAAGTTACCTGGAGACCAACACCGGAAACAAGAAGCCGGAAGACATCTACCTCGGAACGGAACCGGCAGCACAGGATCCGGAAGAATTCGCAGAGGCAGAGCCTATCTAACAGGAGGGCAGCCATGAACACAGAAAGAGACGACAGAGAGCAGATCGAGGCCATCAGAAAGATGATGGCCGAAAAGGAGGAAAAGAAGCGTGCTAGAGAAATACGAAAAGAACTTCGACGAAAACGAATTCATGCGCTCCTTCATGGAAAGAAAGCAGATAAGCACTAAGAAGCAGGCGCTGGCTGAGCTTCGGAAGCTGATCAAGAAGGAAGGATACTATCAGACGAAAATCAAAGAAGCCCTGAAGAAACGATATCCGGACGCCTTCGTGGCTAAGATCTCCCAGGGAGCATACAGCCAGGCAGGCATCCCGGACGTCATGTTCATAAAGGACGGTCACTACTTTGGATTTGAGGTCAAGCGTCCAGTCGTCGGAATCAG